ATAGATTGTGTAGCGTTACAAGTTAAAGGGTCTCCATCGTTAGCTTCAATGTATAGGTTTTTAACTCCTGCTTTATTTTTAGATACTATCGTTAAATCACTACCATCTATTGTGTAGTCAAAATAGTCGGGATAGTTATTTGTGATTGTATAGTACGATATTGGGTCAACCCCTGCGGTAAAGTAAGAAGAAACGTCAATAGTAACCGTGTCTCCCCCTGTATCTAATGCTTGATTAGGAATACTTCCACTTGTTGTTACTCCTCCTGTACAAACAAAAGTAGGTTGTGTAGCCGTAGCAGTACAATCTATTGTGTCATCTAAAGCATTTGTAAATTCAGGTGGAATGCTAATAGTAAATGTAACCGTTCTTGATGTATCACTGCCTACGGTAGCAAATCTACCATCAGAGAAATCTCCATCAGAAGAAGTGTATGACAATATCGTTCCGTATTTAGGTGTTGGTTTTGTAACGTTACCAAATTGGTCAACGGAAAATCCTTGTAGGTCTATTAGCGCACAAGTTAATTCCACACTTGGAGGTGTAGGTTCTCCATAACTTGCATAAAACGGACTTCTTACATTTATTTTAGTACTCATTTTTTCATATTTTGTTTAGCAACAAAGCTTATAAAGTTTTCTAAATCCAATCCAAAAGCCTTTTGTAATACTTCCGGCATATTTTTATAGTATTTCTCAAATGGTTTCGTAAAGAATAAGCTAGGTTTTATTCCATTATTGTAGATACTTCTAGCAATTAAGAATTGTAAAGACTTTCTAGATATGAATCTTCCATCTTCCCCTCTAGGAGCAATTCCTCTTCTTACTATCCACTTGTCTAGCTTTCTAGGTGGAGGCATTTTATCTTTATAAGAGTAGGGTGTATTGTACTTCTTTTTGATACCACTTACCCCCCTATCGACAAAAGTTCCGTAGTTAGCCATCTCTATATTAAATTCTAGGCTATTTTCAGACGTTTTAACAGGGTTTCCCTTTATAGACTTATATAGAGTACCACTAGATGATTTTTTTTGTCTTATAAGGTTTTTTTTAGCCTCGTCAATAACTTGGTCTCTGAATACCTCTAATGCCTTTTGTAATTCTTGAAACTCTAGCATATGTATATATCATTGTGAATTATCACATCAAAGGTAGTTGCCCATCCGGCTATCTTATTTTCGAAACGGTCAACGAATGGTTCGCATATTGGACTCCCCTCAAGTTGATATTTATTTTGGTGTAAGTTTCCAGAACGTAGTTTTTCTACCAATCTATTGATTACCGCTAATTGTGTATTCAATATATCTTGCTCGTTATCATTATCGACATATATGTCACTAGTTTCGTCTTTAGATTGGTCTACAATGTCCATAGTCATAACGGTTATATTGAAATTCAATATTCTCTCGTTTTGAGTAACTGAGTTTATCATTACGTGAGCTAAAGGGAATATGGTTTGCTTAGATAAGTCAACTTGTGTTATATCTCCATATGTCACAGTATTAATAGTATCATCTGCTATAAGCTCGTCACGTAGCTTGTCAGTAATTAAATAAAACCCTCTTGACCCCGTACTCATTTAAATTTGCTTTTTATTTGTTTCGCTTCCAAATCGTTTTTCTCTTTCTCAAAACACAATGCTAGTAGGCAAGTGTTTGCATTTAATTTTGTTATATCCTCAAATCTTGTAATGTCTCCCTTAGCAAGCGTATACACCGATTGATACCAACCCCACTTCCTTCCAAAGTTTTGTACCGCTCCAAGTCCGTTTGACTCGCTTCCTCCAAATATTTCGTCATAGCGTTCGACAAGTCTATCCCTAAATGATAAAAAAAAACCAAGCTACTTAATACGGCATCTAATGGAGTATGTTTCATAGCTTCGTGATATACATCTCCTCTATACTCTTCTATCAAATACTTGTCTCCACTCTTCTTTTTAATGGGTCTATACAATACGGCTATTGCTTTATGCATATTATTCCAATTACCTAAGTTTGTGTCAATATCTATATACTCCCCAAAGGTCATATCATCTAGCTTAGGTATGAATCCAAATTCGGTATCTCCAACTTGAAACGTTCTTACCAAATCCGGTTTTTGAGACAATAGCTCTTCAATTTTGTTTACGATTTTACGGACATCTTGTAAGCGTATTTTAAGACCATCCTCGTAATTTATACCACAAAAGATTTCAAGAGTCTTTAACATATAAAATACATCCGGATTCTTAGTCTCATCTTTCATTTGGTCGTATTGAGTAATCATCTCTAGATATTTAGAGTATTGTTGCAAACTCAATTCGCTTAATTTGGTAGGTATATTTACTTTCAATTCCATATGTATATAACGTTGATTATTTTTATTTGTGAATCTAATGTACAAAAAAAGGGTCAGCTTTCGCCAACCCCCAAATTAAACAAAACATTAATTAACTAAATCAATACTTTACTTGGTTACGCCACTCTGAGGCGTTCTCTAAGACTTTTAAAGAGTTTCCTACTATCCTACCGCACAACGGTACGCATTGGGTCGTTACAAGCGTTCCTGCTTTATATCTTTTACCTCTCAATACAATATCCTTATCTAAGTATCTTTGTACCCTCCCCTCATATCCGGTTTTACCTCTATCAGGTTCACTTACTAATTCACTCCCTATGTATTTTCTACCTATGAAGTAATCTATATGCCATCCTAAATGTTCGAATACGCTTTCCATTACAATTCTATTTTATCAAGTTCCTCTCTAATCGCAATCACTTCTTTAAGAATATCTTGCCGGTCGTAGTAGGTATGTGAGCGGTGTTCAATCTTAACTTCTAGAATACCTAGCTTAGCCATTATGCTTCCAATAGCCTTAGCACGCTCGTTACGTTTTTCGAAAGTTTCATCGTTTTCTAATAAATAAGTCATATCAATAGTTTTAATTAATTATACCGCAAGATAATAAAAAATACTTTATCAACAAAATTTTTTAATAAAAATCACTATCTAATGGCGTATTTACCGTAATTAGGGCGTGATAGCTTATTGTAAGTGGCGTATCTACAAGCGTCAATACTGTGATTATAAGCATCTACCGGAGTATTTAACACAACTCCATTCTTATCTTCTTTCCATTTGTAGTTACGAAATTCCTTTATAGTATTTGTGGATGCCTTAGTTACATACAATGTGTAACGCTTCAACATATCTATTCCAATATTTATTGAATCTCTTCCTTTTGTTGCCGGTTTAATATTCCATCCAAACTTATATATCTCATCTATTGATTTAGGTTCAGCGGAATCCGCAAATATCTCAGCTCTTCTATTGACTCCTAATCTCTCAAGCTCTTTTGCTATGTCTCTATTAGTCATTCCGGTTCTGTATATCAACTCCTCGAAGTATAAGCTTGTGTCACGCTTGTAGACTCCAATTAATGTCGTAGGGTCATTTGTATATCCAAAATCCATACCATAGCTTAAAAACTCTGCATCTTGCGGAATAGCGTCTATGAGAGTAGACCTAAATATCAAAGACTTTCCTACACCTACTTGACCTAGACCGTAGATATTCCAATATTGCTCATCGGTATCTCTTAGGCGTTCTATTTCGGCTTTAATAGAATCATCTAAGAATGGGTTATTTTTGTAGGTTGTAATAAAGAAGTCGGCATCGTCTCTTGTTTTTACCTTCTCGTATATCCAATGAAACTCATCCGAAGGGTTGTAGTCAATTATGATACGGTCTTTTGTACGGAATACTAATTGTTGCCAATCTTCCCAATGTAACTCGTTTGCCTCGTTTACAAATAATATGTCTCGCTTTCTACCCCTTACCTTAGTCGGTTGGTCTAAAGATATGAATTCAATTAGGTTACCATTTAATATGTATTCGGCACTAGACTTATTGTGTTTACTCTCATCGTATAGCTCATAGTTCCTTAGTATCTCAATAAAGTCTCTCATTGCAGATGTCCTAAGAGCAGGATATGTCTTCCTAGCAACCGATATAGTTTTCTTTGTGTTTTTTAAAGCGTACCCAAATATGAGCCACAATATAATATTGTACGTTTTGCCAGAGCGAGTTCCACCTTGCTCTATTACAATACGTTTTTTAGACTGTTCAAGATGCCTAAATACAACATTACTCTTCAGATCCTTCATCTATGATTTCGACTCGGAAGTGATTATTGTTCCCCATATCAACCTCTTGTCTTTCAACATACCCTCTGTGTTTAGCTTTAGATTTTAAATAGAACATTATTGATGCCTCTTTTTTGTCTTGTATGTTCTCGAATAGCTTAGACTCTACAAAGTCGATTGTAGCCTCTATAATCTCTTTTGAAGCTCTATCATAGTCCTCATCCTCTTGACACCAACGGTAATGGGTTTGCCTAGAGATGCCTACTTTTCTACAAGCTACCGATACAATGCCTAAAGAATTTTCTAATGCCTCTATCATTGCGTCTTTCTTTTCCATACCCTTTTTTATATTGTCACTAATGTCACTCATTATATGTCTTTTTGGTCTAGTTCAAACTCCTCATAACAATGTGGGCAAGTTACGTTTACCTTCTCTTGTCTTACCTCATCTTTGTATTTGTTATCCATTTGGTGTTGTTGCTTCTCAAACTCTTCTTGAGTAGTATTGTCGAGATTGAATCCTACACTATCATCTAGCCAAGCTTCTAGATTAATGTTTTGAAAGTAGTCTTGCATATCTACATTGTTACCTATCTCTCTTAGCTCAATCATTAAATCATCGTTATCCCATATAGTAAGCTCGTGAGTTTTATTATCAGCTATTCTATATTCTTTAGCTTTTTGTTCAGACAACTCTACCACTACACACTCTACTTCATCGTAACCTAATTGCATTAGTGCTTTATATCGAGCGTGTCCGGTTATTATAACATTTTTGTTATCTAAGACAAGCGGTTGGTTAAATCCGTATTTGCTAATAGATTTTTTTAGAGCCTCAACGGTTCGCTCATTTTTCCGAGCGTTTCTCCAATATGGTTTTATCTCAGATAATTTCTTCTTTTGGATTTTCATCTTTGTATTTCTTTTTTAATTGTAATTGCTTTTTTACTTCCCAAGCTTTTTTGTATTCTGTATCTTCAAAGAGCTTACTAAATCCTGTGATGTGTTTCAATCTTATCAACTCTTCGGACTCCATTCCTAGCTCTTCTAATATCTCTGCGTCTTGCCATCCGTTGTCGAGCATCTCGAATACAATATTACTCATCCCACTTATAGAGTGCTTACCTCTAGCTCTATTGTGTCTAATTGTAGAAGCCATACGGTCGTTTATGTCTTTCTCTATTACTACTATCGGCAACTTACCGTGGTTTCTTTCTAGGATGTCCTTATAGCTTTTACAAGTAAAATACCTATGGAATCCATCTACTATAACGTATTTATCCTTCTTTTTGTCATAAACTGTTACAACGGGTTGTGTATACCCATCGTGTGATATAGATGTATAGAGTAGCTTCATTTCGGTTTTAGCCACACTATTAGGGTTGTAATCATTTGCTTGTACCTTATCTATATCTACCCACTTTACTCTGTTTATAGGTTGAGAGTTTAATGGGGATATGTCGTGAAGGAATTGTTGAACTTGTTCTAGAAATTCAATCTTGTCTTCAGCTTCATTATATTCTTTTATGAATTGTTCTTCAAATGTCATTCCGGTATGTATCTGTTTTTTATTCTAGTGTATTTTACTTCATCCCCCCTTGCCCATCTTCTAAAGTCCTCCATCTCGGGTGTCTCTGTAAAGTTACGCAATTTATTTAAATCGATGTCGTTAGCCAATATGGTTTGGATTTCAGCCTTGATTAGGTTATCTCTCAAAAGCATCTTCTCATATCGTTTATCGTAGACCTCCCACTTCTTTGTAAACTTTTGTTTCAACTTCTCATTCTTTACAAGTTTCTCTGTTAGAAAGTCTCTATACTCCTCCCAAGACCTAAACATAAATGGAAGCTCCTTTACAAAGTAATCATCTTTGCTTAGTTTTCCGGCAGTATCTATTCCGCTCATTCTTTTGGTAAGTGCAGTCCAAGTGTCTCTCTCAATTTCTTGTAAATAGAATAGAGTTTGTATTGCCGTTTCGTGATGTAGATTAGAGACTCTCATACTTCTTGTAGGTACGCCATACATATATTGGTAATCGTACACTTTTGTATATGTCCACTTATTATCGTGAATAGCTTTCCATATGTCTGTGTAGCTCCAATCATAAATGGGATAAAATGTATATTGATTTTTTTTCTCGTTTAGTTTCTTACCCCAAGTTATATATTTGTAAGTAGCATCTTGTGTCATAGCTACGTGTCGTCTAGGACTCTCTTCTGACCTCACTCCTCCGAGTAGGGCGGTTCTTTGAGGAAAATCCACCTCAATAATCTTATTAAATAAGTCATAAAAGCTTTCTGTATTGTATTTATTTTCTTTTATTGAATACGGTTCTCTAGGTCTCATTGTTTCAACGCCATCTTCCCAAGCCGTTATCCATTGTTTGAAATTAGACGTTGCATTGTATATCTTAAAAGGTATTTGATACCATCTTAAATCTACATCGGGGTCATCGTTTATCTCTCTCATATGGTCGATTACCGCTCCCCATTCCGCTTCTTGGTCTATAAAGATTGCCTTAACCGGTAGCCTACCCTTCTCTCTAGCCACCTCAATAGCTATTCTAAGCGTTACTGTCGAATCTTTTCCACCCGAGTAGCCTACTAGTACCTCATCGAATTCATCGTATAAATAACGGACTCTTTTTAAGGCTTCCTCATATACGTTGGTCTTTTTATATATTTTCATCTTTGAATGTTATTGATTGTCTATATTTAGAACGTCTAGGATTTATTGCAGAAACAATCTTTTTGTGTTGTACTAAACTAGGTTGGTATAGCCAATACTTTGTTTTAGTGCTTACCAAATAATCCCTTACCATTAAATCCATACCCGTTGGATGCTCCTCGATTCTATTCCATCCTTTGTTGTAAAAGTCTATTAATCCTTCAATATGATAGTTTGGAAAATATACACATAGATTGGACATAAAGCTAGATGGTGACATTAGGGTCGTTTGCTTTACACTTTTCTTAAGTGTCCAAAAATTAATTACACTATCACTATTATGGTTTATGAAAGCATTTGTATCATTGATAAAATCTTTTGACAATATAATATCATCTTCCATATATAAAGCACTATTGTTTTCAGCAAGCTTTAAAGTTTGTATGAAAGATTCAAGAGGTTTTTTATTTGTGTCGACATACACACTTACATTATTTAATTGACTTAACAACAATGATATATCCCTCTCGGGAACATTTTGTATCAAATATTTCATAAATTAGAGACTATGTAGTAATTGTTCCATATTTTGATTTGAGACTTTTTATATATGTTTTGCAAATCTTTCTTAGTGTATTGATTATGATAAAATTCTACATTAGCTATTTCATATGTAATAGGTTTGTAATTCTTTTTATAAAACATTAAGAAGTGTTTTGATGATATGTCATAAACTCTACTAAGGTAATCGGGCAACACATAATTCATACAACCATATAAAGATACCGCTATGCCTACATTCCCGTTGAAAGTCTCAAGCTTGTCTACTTTAAATTTATGGTGCGGATATTTTTCTCTTGACCTTTTTATCATACCGTAGCTAGGGTCAATACCAATATAGTTTTCCGGATTTAAAGAAAACATATCTAGCAACAAACCTGTACCACTTCCAATATCTAATATGTCGACATTGTACAAATGAGGAATTAACATCTCTTGAATTTTTTTATTCTCTTCTAGATATTTTTCATCCTTGAATAAGTCATCGTATATGTACGCTATTTTATTGTATTGCTCACTCACAAAAGTTTTATTAATTAATATTGTTTCCGATATGTCTGCTCCCATAGTCCACCACTTCCAACCTTTGTAGTGATAGCATATGTATTTTATATTCCAAAAACGCTCCTCCTTACCATTCTCCCTAATAAACATTACTACATCCTCAAAATCTTTTTTTTCATTCCAAGTATCTTTTAGCGTATACCAATGTGGGTTTCTACTTTTAGCACTTTTGGCAAATCTATAATCCGCACCCTCAAGTAAATCTATTACTTTTGTTTTTTCCATTATCTACCTCCGTATTTTAAAGCGTCTATTCTATTTTGCAATCTTTTTATTTCTCTTTTGTAGTCTTTTTGCAAATCCAAAATCAACTTTGTTTGGTCTTCAAGATACATAATTCTTTCAACCGCCTTATCACTTTTAGGGAATCTAGAAATTGTTTTAACTTTTTTTAATACAACTTGCTCAATATCTCGATACAAGTATTTAAATTCCTTTGAGACATCTAATTGGTCTTTACAATATCTTAGACCGTGTAACACAGTCGAATGGTCTTTTTTAACAGTAGAGCCTATCTTTTCCAAGCTTTTGCCATCTGTGGCGTACTCTCTACATAAATAAAAATATATGTATCTAGCCTCTGCATATTCCCTCTTCCTTGTAGAGTTTTTTAAATTTAATCCGGTTTTATCTGAGACCGCTTTTAGTATTTGTGTTTTTGTCATAAAATTTTTAGTTTGAGTAAGCTATAACACTCTATGTATTTCTCTCTAGCTTTTGATTTATATTTTTCTTTGAATAGTTTAAAAAGTCTTTTTCTATATTGGTAATCAGTTTCGCAACCCTCATAGTATTTACGAGCAAACGCCTTTCCCTTACCTAGAAAATAGTTTACATTGTCGGCAGAGTCTCCGGCTATCATTTGTTCATAGAAATTATACCTAGCCTCCTCTTCACTTACATCGTAAACACATCGATGCTTAAACCCGTAATTGTATATTAAGGCAGGGAATTGCATATAGTCCTTATCAATCGATACTATCATAGCTGAATCCCTACCGGCATCTTTGGTTATTTTATACCAATATGTAGCAACTAGGTCATCTGTCTCTACTCCACTTCCGTTTATACCATCGTAGGCTTCGGTTACATAATAATGTAATTGTCCTAGCAAAGGCGGTTTAGGTTGATTAGTTCTATTGGCTTTATATTTTCTAGTCAAGTGTTTTCTAAAGTTTCCCGTACTACCATTAAAAGTAAGCACATCGTCAACTCTATACTTCTCTTCAATCTCGTTTAATATCTTGAGATAGGTTTGGTCAAACTTAGCTTTAGCCTCTTCTATATCTTGATAAAACGGGTCTTCATCCGGTTGCCTATTTGTTCGATAGCAACTAGCGAATATCATCGAGTCTGCATCAACAAGTAATATCATATTTTAACTTTTACAATATTACCGTTGTCATCTTCTCCTATATTAATTGGGTCGCAATGCTCGTAACAATAGGAGCATATGTCAGTCTCGATAGGCAATAGGGGCGCACTACAACAATTACTTACTATTTCCATTTATCTATTTTTATTGATTCATCTAATTTTAATTGCAAAGAAGTGCCATTTAAATATACCGGCACCTGTTCATCAAGACTATTAACATAACAATATTCTCCTCTTTCGTGTTCTACATAAACCGGTACAGATATATCTTTAGCCATTAACTCTATCATAAACATCTTGTCTTCATTTGACATTTTGTTATACAAGTCTATCATTTCGTCTTTTATAGGCATTCCCATTTTACGATATTTTTATTAATCCTAATCCCATCTCTTTAGCTACATAATTAATGTGCTTTTGAGTCGTTTGCGACCAATAACCTAATTGTATTAATTGACCGCCATCTATCGTAGCAACGTGAGTATAATAAGAAATTACTTTATTGCCTTCTATTCGCAAGTTTTGTTTGTATCTATCAAGTACCATATCTAGTCCATTTATTATTTAAACAATAGTTATCATAGGCTTTCTTTTTTTTCTTTACATCTTTAAAGCCTTCTATAAACATCTTTACAATATCACACGCCTCATCTAAGGTATCAACGGCGCATTCTTTTCTACCCTCAGCGGTAGGTACGGTCACGTGGTAACGTTCGACCTCTACAATCTTTACATCTTCGCCATACCCTTGCTTTTGGGCATAACGCTTAAACTCAATAGTCCAATCACATCTAGTCATAATTTAATTTTTGTTTTTAGTTCTAACTCTTCGATTTTAACCTCAGCTTTTCTAGCACGTTCGATAGCTCGATTTTTATCCAAACGCATATCACTAAGCAATTTATCACTAGCGTTTAGGTCAATCTCTATACTATTAACATAAACGGCTATTTGATGCATAGCGTGTAATAATTCGGAAAGCTTCGGAGTAGGTTTCTCATCGTATTTCTTTTTAATAAGATTATATACCTTATTGAAGTTATCGGTATACATATCGTATTTTACGAGAGCAACGTTCTTATAGTTTGCATATTCCATATCTACGAATATACGAAACTAAATGTTATCAACAAAAAATTTTAATTAAATATTTTGTCTGAGTTTAAGTTTTTTATAATTGCTTGACTTTCATCTAGTAAGTAAACTTGTTTCATCTTTCGAGATTTAGTCCACATTGTAGTGTCGGGACAATACATTTCTACCGGTTCGGGCATCTCTATTTCGTTGAGATAAAATAGATAGTTTGCTTTAGGGTCATTTACAAAATATAGTTTGACCATATCGTGAGGCATATCCATTAACCGGTTGTATTTATCTACTTCTAGCATTTTAGTTGGGTAATAGGTTTGTCTAAACTTCATCTCTATTACACACTCATACCCTTTTGGAGTTCTACCTACGGCATCGTAATGTTCGAAGCCACCACCACACCACTCTAAATCCCAGCCATCAAAGTTGTATATAGCAATAACTGCTTTTTCCCATTTATGTACATCCTTAATTTGCATCCCCGAAGAAAAGCGAATCCAATTCTTGAACCCATTTTTTAATTTGTTCTTTGGATTTACCGTTGCATCCACAAGGTATAAAGTAAGAGTGTCCAAAATATCTAGAATGTAAACTAGCTATCACTTTTAAATCTGTTTTATGTAGCTCATTTTTATAGTTCTCTTTAAAGTTTTTAAACCAAACCTTGTCTTCAATATTTATTTCCATAAATCTATTTCTATTTTGTTCAACAAATCTTTTCTTTTCTCGCAACCGCAACTAGCATATCCCAACCAATCTACTACAATTTTATTGACTAGCCATTTAATTCCGGTTTTTTTAAATATCTTCTCTAGAGTGTCTCCTAGTTTCATAGTACTTTTTAATTTCTTTTTTTATTATTTTGATAGTGTTTCTCAAGCTCCAATAAGTAATATTCGTTGACCTAGATAACTCACTAACATTTACGTTGTCTAAAAACACTTCTTTGAATATTCTACGCATATAATATTTTCCAAGCTCCTCTTTAGTATATTCAGCTTCTGATATATTTTCCTTCTCAAGTAACTCTAAATAAAGCTCATCTTGATACCATTCTTGTATAGACAAGTGTTTATTATATTCATTTGTTTTATGCTTCTCACTATACTCCTCAAATTGATTTTGTCGTACCTCGTTAAAGTATGACATATCATCTAGTGATATAACGTTGACTTTATTCTTTTGTCTAATGTAATCCATATACAAATTCCTAAGAGTTACATATACAAAAAAGTAATTGACCTCATCGTTGTACATTATATTTTTACGGTGGGTTTTTAAGTATTGGTCTATTTTTATGTACATCTCTTGTACAAGGTCTTCTGCTAAAGAGGAGTTACAACCCATAGACCTAAGCATCTTAATCCACCTTTTATGCTCTTTTGCTATTATTTCTAGTACAGGCTCCAAAATGTTAAGTGTATACCAAATATTAAGAAACAAAATGTTATTTGATGATACATCTCTTCATCTGTAACCTCTTCTATTTGAGGGTCAATGCGAGGACTATAATATAAAACCCCTAGTGAAAGACCGTATATTGGTATAAATTGTATGTCAAATCCCATTCCTTTTTTTCACTAAGGTAAACATTTTATTTTAAAATGCTAAAAGGGCAGGTTCTCGGGCGTTTTAACGGCGTCTAAGAGATTTAAATCATCTAGAGTAAAGCCTACGTTATTAGGAACACTTTTAAGCTTAATAGGAGCGTCTGAGGGAGTAGGTCTACCACCGGTCTCAATCTCTTTCACTTTACGAATATGTAAGTGTGTATACATATATTCACTAGGGTGTTGGGTATATCGGTGTACAACCCAAAAGTCATCGGCACGGTTTACGAATTTACCGCCTCCTTCTACGTCACTAGCCAAAGGCGGAACGGGATAGCCGGCAAACTCATCTTCGAATCTATGTAAGGTTCGTAACGCACTCGTATTAGCGTGAGTATTTAGCCAAATAGATACATTATTTTCCTTACAAAAGATACGAATCTCAGTACAAGCGTGATAGTCGTACTCGTGACCACCTACGGATTTAAGCAATTCGAAATCTTTTTTCAAAGAATTATAAGGGTCAATAAATAGACCATCGTAGTGCCAAGCGTTTTTTACGTGCTTAGATAAGGTCAATAATTCCTTATAGGTATACATCTCGTTTGTGTTAACAAATTTAAAATGAGAATTAATATACTCAGAGCTCCTTTTAAATCCGGCATCGCTTACCTTTTCAATCGGTAGTTGCTCGATAAATTCTATAAGCTTTCTAATAAGGGAGTGCGGTTCATTCTCGCTAGAATATACGAGCCATTTTTTACCGTGTAGGATAGTATACAATAACATTAAGTACAAAGCAATAGATGTTTTTCCAACGTTAGCGTGTCCAAGTATTATATTAAAATTTGAGGGTTTAAATCTTAGGTACTCATCGAGTCCTTTTATTCCTAATCTAGAGGCAGTCTTTATTTCGCCATTCCGGATCTTATTTAGATAGTCAAGTTGGTCGTTAAATTCAATAAGCATCGTTTAATATTTTAGTAAAGATATAAAAAAAAGGGGATAATTAAATCCCCCTTTATTCTAGAAAGGCGAGTCATTCGCCTCTTCTCTGTCGGGCATATGCTCGAAAGCACTAACCTCTCTCTTCTCTTCTCGCCAAGTTCTAGTCAAAGACAATTTAGGTAGACCATAGTCATCCTTCTTATCTTTAGAGCGTACAATTTGAAAATTAACATACTCTCCGGTTAACCCTTGCAAGTAGGCAATTAAATCTTCTCTCTTCGCATCTAAGTTAGCAACCCCACTCTTAAATTTCGGACTAGGGTTTTTAGCATAAATAGGGTCAACAAACTCGCTTTTGTATTCGTATTCCATTTTTTGTAATTTAATTATTTAATTTAGCTAATATACTACGCATTTTGTCAAAATCTTCTTCGGTGTACTTCCACACTAAATCGGCATTATCTTTTGCGTACGCTTCTTTGTTCGCTTTATAACAAACTTGTAGCATAATACTATCATTTGTGGAATTATTTCTAGCAGTAAAGTTATTACCGCCTCCATAAGGTTTCTTAGCATAGTCTTCCGGAGCTTTTTTTATCTTTCCGTTTCCTTTGTCACTAAGCTCATACTCGAAAGTATGTCCGTTTAAATCAGACTTGTCAATACCTAAAACCACCTCGAAATCGCCTTCTGGATTCTTAGCAGTCTTTTTTGTGAAAAATTTGATTTTCTCGCCGTGCTTAAAAGTTACCTCGTTAGTAACTAGGTCTTGAAACCCCCCGACTTTTTCTACGATAACAATAGTTCCTTTCATATATAAAGTTTAAAAGTTTACGCTAAGATATAAAAAAATATTATAAAAAAAAAGAGGGAGCTGACTAGGACTCCCCCTTTAACGATGCAAACTAATGTAACAAGTACAAAAGAAACTATTGAATAGTCAAATATATGCTTTATTTTTTATTTAGCAAAGGTTCTACAATACTTTTATAATATTCTACCTTTTCAAGTAAATCTCCATTAGAAAACTTTTCTATGTTTCTGCATTTACTTTCTAGAATATCTGCAGTTTGGTTTCCGTATTCTTTGTTCAATCTTTGACCGAATCTAAATTGCTCCCCGTAACCGTGAATATTGCATTTATAACATTGGACTTGACAATTAAGCTCATCCCATCTAGTCGAATAGTGTTTACGAGACATAAAGTGTCCGCATTGTAAATTTTTCCAATGGTCTCTTACTCCACAAGTATAGCATTCGGCAATACCGTTCTTAGCTTTTCGCAATCTTATATATTGGCTAAAGATTGTGTCAAGCTTTTTTACTACACTTTTCCTAGATAGGGAGCGTTTAGCCATTAGTCATATCTTTCTCATTCATATGAGACTCTAAAATGTGTCCATCTATTGGACTTATAGAGGCAATAGCTCTATATATTTTTCTGCTCATAGCTTTTACCTTTTTCTTTTGAGTAATAGTAGAGTCTAATCCTAGATTGGTATACATATTTGCATCTTCTTCCAATAAAGCATCTACCTTCTTTTTTACAGACCAAGTCTTGTAACTTTGAATCTTTCTTATTCTCTCATCTGTTATCATAGCTATATATATATTATATTATATATTTATTATATTTATATATATACATTATATCTATATATATATAAGGGGTTTTTAAGCCTATTTAAATGATAGACCTATACGAATATACTAAAAAATGAATAAAGTTGCTTAAAACGGCTCTAAATAGCCTTATCGGTGTAGTTTATTGCCGAATACTTTCTCTACTCCTCTACTTCCAAAATAGCCACCTATCACAATAGATAGCAATCCGGTTATTGAATCTAGAGAGTAATTAAGATACCATCCTATTACATAGCATATTGTAAGGAATATCAATACTAACGGTCTTACATTTGAAGCTAACCACGAACCGCTACGAGCATCTGCCACCCATCTTCTAGTGGTTCCATCTATTTCTGCTCTCTCTATGTCAAGTTTTCTAAGTGCTATTTCCTTATCGGCATCGCTCATTTCCGAACCTCCGATAATAGCTTGTAATACACTACCTATGGCGGTATTATCGGCAATAGCTCCTACTACATCGGGAATCTTTTCTAGCAGGAATTTACCTACTGCGGTGTCTTTTATCTTTTTCTTTTCTTCCACTAATATGTCCAAATAACAAATGGAGACTTATCGGGGTCATTATCTACGTGAATAAACCCTTTTGCTATTCCTATTCTATTAAATCCAACTTCTAAAAGAGAATTTAATATTGTGTACTTATCCGATGAAGAGGAACAAGCTATATCACAAGCGTAACCTCTTAAATGAGAGCTATTGCTTACCCCTCCTACCTTTTCATTATGAGCCTTACTTCTTACCCCACTTGTGATTTTAAAAGGAATACCGGCTATGTCACGAGCTTCATCTAGCATATCTAGAAACGTCTCATCCATAATCTCTCCCGAGCCTGGTAAGTCCGGTGAATCGAATTCAGATATATTAAAATATTCCATATAAAATCTTTATAACAAACAACAAAACCAAAACACTTACAAAAATAGTTTTACCTCTGTTAAATATGCCTCCATTCCAATTAGTCATATACCAATTCTTTGTCCAAGCTATTGCTTTGTTTGCGTATAATTTTATTGTGTCCATTATTTTCTTTTATCTCTTTGTAAATACTCAAGGTCTTTCATAAAGTCTCTCATCTCTAAAGTAATCTCTCTTACTTCGGCTTCGAGTTGTCTTTGGTTTTTCCAAGTGTATTCCTTTTCGTTATATTTTAATTTAGCTACGTCAGAAGCATTAGTTTCTATCTTGGCACTTAAAGTATAATAAGAACCTACAATAGAAGCAAACATAGCAGCTATCGTAATAATCTGTGTAACGCTGATTGAAACGTCAGCTTTTCCGTCTCCGTCTATATCAATTTTTGCCATTTAGTTTCTTTGTTATTTGAATTACTGTATATCCTATTGCCAAGACAAGGGAAATCGTCTGAAGATAGGGATTAATCTCCGTTATTGATATTGCTAATGCTATTGCGTTGAATCCGTATATCTTCAATTGTTCCATTGTTTATGCTATTGCTAAATAGATGTAAGTTTCGTTTAATGTATTAACATCGCTTCCACTTCCTTGTAAGGTAAATCCATTTGTTTCAAAATCTAAAGTATTTGAGGTTGAATCACTTTCTGAATTGTTTAAATTCGCCCATAATCCTGAATTTCTTGGGTCAGAAGTGTTTCTCGCTGCATCTACTATTCTCCAATTTCCTGTATTTGAAGATTCTTTAATCATTAGCCATCTTGGCTGAAATCCTGTCGTAACTGTATTACCAGCACTTCCCGTTCCCGTATAACTCCCCACCTTCTGATAACCATCTACTGAATGGAATGCGTAAAATAAAAATCTATCCAAATTGCCTGTAAAAGCATCTTCAATTCTTATTTCAGTAGAAGTTGCAACACTAACACCATTTAAAGTATCATCTACAAACGCATCTGTAGTATTAAGTTTTCCCCTGTCTGTTGAACCGTCAATTATATTAGTAAATGTGTGCCAATTACTTGTTGCATCAAGTATTTTTGTAATTACAAGTTCAGGTGTTGAGTTTAGTCCGTGAGTAAAATCTGTTCTATGGTTAGATGCTGTATGATTTGGGTCTATTTCATATATACCAAACCCTGATGCTGTATTTATAGAACATCCTGTAAAAGTTGGACTGTTTCCCCCATTACCTGTTATTGACAATCCCGCAGCACCTAAAGTTGCGTGTCCTGTTCCATCAATATTATATGTACCTGCTGAACCTCCTGCTTTCCAACACCAAGCGACATATTGTTGAGATGAACCACTTCCATTAGTCGCATCACTACTACTAACAGTAAACCCATTAGAATCAAAAGAAGTTAATTCATCAGTTGCATAACTCTCTGCATAATCGTGATTTATTCTTAATCTATTTCCTGCACCTCTTACTGAATCAAAAGCGTGATGATTTCTTGTAGAACCTCCACTTCTCTTTTTTATCCAAACTAAATCAGGTTGGAATGCCATACCTAAAAAGTTTACGTTGGTAGGTGTTCCGTCAAATCCAAAAGATACATTAGTTGCAGCACCATCGTAGTTTGTAGTTTCGTCTGTTGCATCTCCATCTAATTTGTAATATGCTACATAATCTGTTGGAATAGATGCGGTAGTATTATTATATAAATATCCTACTTCTTGGGAAGTCAATTTATCAGGATATATTCTTACATCGTCAATTTTACCTTTAAAATAGTAGTCATCACCATTCCCCCATTGTCTACCAATAGTTGTTGTTCCGCTCGGAGCAGGAAAAGATGATACAGTTCCACTAGATAAGTTGGTTGTCATTGTTAATTCTGAATTATTCAACCAAGCACTATATCCTGCATTACTATCAAATGTAAATACAATATGATTCCACCCTGAATTTACTGTAACTATTCCCGCGGTTTGGTATAAATATGCTCCATTACGAACTTGCATACTAAAATAAAAGTCTGAACCATCCCAATATAGCCCTGCACCTGCCCAAGTAGTGCTTCCGCCTATTGACTGACTCCATAATTTTCCTTGGGTGGCGGATATACTTGAATCCACATCAAACCACATAGAAATAGATTGACCAAATCCTATGTTTGGAGAGCCTGTTATATAACTATTAGTTCCATTAAACACAGCCGCTCCACCAAAATTACCATTTACTCCCCCTGTATCATTAGCATCCTCATCTAACTCATATAAAGCAATACCGTGTCCATCCCCAAATATATCCGTAGTTGATTTAGTACTACTTGCGTAGGTTTCTCCATATAGAGTAGTTACTTCTGAAGGGGATAATGCTTTGTCAAAGATTCTTACTTGGTCTATTTTACCGTGCATCGAGCCAACTCCTGTAGTATGATATTTTCCAAAACCTTCCCAAGAACCTGATGGATTAGAATTTCCTGTAGTATCTCCATTCGTTGCTACGGGAGTTGAATTTCCATTTAAATAAATATTTTTACCACTTGTACTACTTGAAGTATATACTATATGATACCATTGCCCTGTTGATATTACATTAGATGTAGTATTAAAAGTGCTTGTTCCATTATAAGTAGCAATCTTTCCGCCATCAAATATAGCTAAATACCACCAAGTATTTTTATAAGCCTCATAAATTACTCTATAATTTGATGCTGCTGCCAAACTATCAAAATAAACCCAGCAAGAAAAAGAATAGTCATTAACGGGTATTAAACTTGGAGTTTCTATATAACTACTACTCCCATCAAAAGCAGCACCCTTTCTTATATACCCTGTTATCTTTTGTGTACCACCGTTTCCTGTATAGGTTACAGTTTCAAAGTTTTGTAAAGGGTCAAATGCTGCAGGTGCAGCCTCCGCTCCTGTATTTATAAGTCTTTTATTAATCATTAGTCAAGGTTTGGTAAATAATAAGATACTACCGCCTTCTTTGTTGTAAGTGCGTTAATCTCTGCTTCTTTAGTTGCACAATCAGTTCTTAATGCCGCTCTTGCATCCAACACATCTTGAGGTGCTGAAGTACCTTCTTGGCTTCTGATTATATACCAATCTGTCTCTGCTAATTTTCTGTTATATAAACTTTTTAGGTTTGCAATCTTACTTTCTTTCAACTCGGCTACTGTTTGAGACCAAGTTTTGTCAATTACAGGATAGGTAAAAGTACTACTATCAGCATCCCATTCTAAATCTCCCAAATATTGAGTAGCTGAATTGTAGCTTGGAGAAACGATAGGATAAAAGCCAAAGGCTTGTCCATCTGTAATATTTAAGTGTACTCCGTTCTCATCTTTCCAAACTTTAGGTAAGGAAGTAAATTTCTTAATTGCACCTTCGTGTTGTATTGCTATCATAATTACGCTTCTTGAGAAATTGTAGCCCATTGTTCAGTTGAGCCATTAGTTGATACTATTTGAATTAGGTTACTTACTGTACCATCATACGTTCCTGTGATTGTCTTAACCGAAGCAGGAAGTGTTAGAGTAAAGTCTCCTGTGATTACTAAATCCTTTACCATACCCGTCTCTACACTTGAAAAGGTTAAAGTAGTATTGGCTGATAATGTTTTAGTGAATACCGCAGCAGAAGAAAAGTCTACATCACTCGCAGAGATAGTTGCGGAAGTAGTAAACTCACTACCCATTTTAGCATAAGAAACTCCATCGTCTGCTAAACTTACTGTTACATCTCCTGTAGCTTGGTCTACCGCTACTCCTGTACCTGCAATTATTGAACCTACATCTCCTGCATCATCTGAATACAGTTCAGTAAAGTTGTCGTTCACTTTGTCAAAGGCGGTTCTTAATGGGTCTCCTGTTCCATCATTTGCGGTAGTCCCAATATTAATCGTTTGTTGTGCCATATCTTTTTAAAATTGTGTTGCGTCTGCTTTTATATTTGTATTGTCTGCGGTTACTAAAGTTGTGTCAGCAAATAATAAACTACCTTCAAAATTAAATGGGTATATAATACCCCAACTATTAGCTTCGTTTACGTTTCCTGCCCATACATCGTCATAAACCTCTCCCCAAGAGATGTTATTCCTACCGTACCAATCTTCAATGTTTGCCATACCTATATAACGTATTATTTTTTGTTTTTGTTTTTATTTTTCACGTATTTAATAAGCTTACTTAGATTGGCTTTTTTTATTTCGTATGTCTTTATAATACCCATCCCACAAAGTTGTTATTTCTATCCGGATTCATATCCTCATTTGTGTTACTATAATACTCTGTATACTTACTAGAAGCATTAAAAGACATATGGTCTAGAAATCTTGTAGTATAAAAATCTGCAAAATGTCTATGTCTTTGTACTAGAAAATCTATTTCTTCTTTGCTAGGCGTTTCTGCGTTTTCGCTTCTGTGCTTAAATAAACCACCGTTTTTTATCTCATAAGCTGCGAAAGGCAAATAGTCTACCATTGCATAGTGTATTAACATAGGTTGAATATAAGAGTTAACTAAGGTTAAATAGTCCCCCTCTAATTCATCGTTTATTATGTCAGTACTTATTTTATTGTATAAATCCGTTCCAAGATAATTTTGGATATGCATTTGTTGTGCAATCTTTATAAATTGTATGAATTTATCTGTGTCAACGTTTCCGTTTATGATAGTATTCTTTACTAAGTCATCTCGTTTTATAAATAGTGCAGTTGCCATAGTTTATGCTCTCCAATAGTTATTATTCTCTCCGGCAATTTGTGCCACTCTTTTATCATTCTCTTCGAATCTCGCATCTTTTCTCTCGCTAGGGTCAAGATTATTTATCATCTTTCTTGCCTCGTTTACAGAAATTTTACGGTTATTTTTTCTCATATAGATTTTTCTCATCCAAAAGTGTTTACAATTAACTCCTCCTTTGAATAAAAATGGATTATACGAGTTAGATCCACCCTCTCCAAAACCTTCATTAACAGACAGCTCTTTATTTAAATCCTCAACCCTATATAGTTTTTGAGCTTTTACCATCTTTTTACAAAAGTCTCTACTGTTTTCACTTACCGATAACGGCGCATATTGATACCGGACTTTGAATAAGGATGTGTCTTGTTCGCTACTTTTACTAGGTGTACCCTTTATTACGTTTGCGAAGTTCATTATACCCTCTATATGAGCGTCTCTCTCGTGGTCTGCCGGTCTTTCGTCAACTAAAACGTATTCCTCGCTTAATTCCTCTCCAACGCTCTCTAAAGCCTCTAAAACGCTTTTACGCATTTCTTCCGCTGCTTCTACAGGTACACAATTAGGTACTTTCTTTCCATCTTTTGTTTTCCAACCTATCATTTCATATCCTTCCCAACAAGGTTCTTTTAACTCTTGTTCAGATAGTGATAACTTTTGTCCGGTTTCCTCTTCAACTTGCTCTTTAGTCATAGCGTTATCAAGTTCTGTAAACTCAATAGGTTGCAAAGTCTTAAAGTATAGCCTTAGTGATATATCATTAAACGCAAGTATTTTATCGAAAGCGTCAATTAAAAGATTTTGAAACGGTCTTATTACAGTATTATCCATCAAATTAGAAGCCGTTTTAAGCTCTTCTGCGTTGTTTCCGAGACCGGTCTGGTCTTTTATGCCTAATAGCATAGGGGAAACTATCCTGTGGCTTACCATTATCTTTCTCATCGATTCATCTGAAAGGAATTGATATTGGTTATGAGCATCGGATAATTGTACAGGCTCTATACTTGCAGATTGGTCGTTATTATCATTAAATGAGAGTATAAATCTACCGGCATTAGACGTTCCGCTAAACTTGTCTTTTATTCTACTCTCTATCATTTGACGTTCCTCTTCCGTAGGTACGCCGTTATTAAAGTTAATTAACATAGATGGAGCTAATCCATTCATTATGTTATTTAAGTGGTAGTTTGCAATCTCTTCCTCTAGTTCCGAATATTGTAAGCCACCTTGATAATCTACAGGGGAGTAATAGTAGTAACCGGTCTTATATGGCTTTACATATAAAATCTCGATACCCTCATTACTGAAACCGAATGCAGGTATACGCTTTAGGTTATCTTGTGGCTTTACTTTAGACCAATTCGAGTGATAAAAATAAGCTTCTATATCTCCATCCTCGTTACACTTTTCCGCCCTTAGGGTTTCTACAGGGAAGTGTTCTACTTGCACGATTTGAGACCTATCTTTAGAATAGATAACTTGCATAGAGCATTGACCCATTAACTTTAGGTCACTTGCTAACTTTTGTACACAATCGTTTCTAAAAAGACCTTTCATCTTAGCATAGCCATCCGGATTTTTATTAGAATCACTAGCGTCTAAACCTTCTCCAAATATTAATTGCGATATGCCGTTTATAGCAGCGTTATTGGTAGGACTTCCGTTGTAACGGTCTATTAAATATTGAAAATAATTGTTATCATCCCCGTATGAGACGTAATCCTTATTCTTTTCCTCTTTTACTTTAGGCGATGTGTATGTGCCTAATTGTACTATTTTAATGCTCATAAGATGATATAATCGTTATCGTATGTCGTTTCTGTGTCATAAACGTCTTTATTGATAGTATAGTAGTCATTACTAGATTGGTCTACAGTTTGGTCGGTGCAAAATACTTTGTCTTTGTATATAGTAGCTCCCGAAGATGTAAGTTTTAAATCATAATAATGTCCTTCTTTTAGAGAAAATGATTCAGATATAATATTGTAATCTCCATCTTCTGTTAAGGTTATGTCACTAAAAGTAGTAACCGTATTTGTTTGGTCATCTCTTAATGTAAGGGTAGCCGTAGTTACATATTCTCTAGGAATCACTTTTATAGTTTGCGCTCCGGATGAGGTGCTTAATATTTTCATACTAATATAACGCAATAAAAATCTTTTTTGCATAAAAAAAGGGTTACATTTCTGCAACCCCTTTAAAATCAAATGAAAAATTAATTATGGTGCTACTTGTGTTGCACTAGCAGCTCCCGTAACTACTGTGGCGGTTACAAAATAAGCAGGGATAGTTTCCTGTGCAGTTAATGTAAGAGTAAATCCGCTAAGGTCTCCCATAGCAGCTCCCGTTACAATAGTTCCGCCACTTACTTCCGCTCCGTGTACCGCACCTACTAAAAGATAGTTTCCGTTGTAATCTTCAACGAATACGTGTGGTCTAGCGTGTGCAATTAATTTTAACTCCTCTTGTGTAGCTAAATCAAGTTTTGTTAAAGTTAAATTCAAGGTTTGCTCATAGAAAACTGTACCGTTCTCAGTTGAGGCATTTATTGTTTGCTCTAAAGAAGAGTTACCTTTTAAGTCAAATTGGAATAAGGTAGGTGTACCGCTGATCGAATCAACGTTTCCGCTAGTTACTGTTAAAGTACCTAGAGTGTCGTAATCAGCAAAATATACCGCCTTTAATCCACCTACTGAATCTCTACAGGGTAAGCTTCTTCCGGTTGTTAATGTACAAGCCATATTTTAGGGTATTAAAAAAGGGCAGGTAGGCTTTTCGGCTTACCCACCCTCTAAGTTAATTAATTGATTATTGTTTATTATGGGTTATTAGCTGTGTTAGCAATACCATAAGTTATGATGTCCTCTACATTTCCGTATTGAACTCCGGCAGTAAATCTCATAATTACTCTCGCATTTTGAGAACCATCTAGGTCAGCCATATCTAATACTTTTACTTCGTTTTGGTCAGAAAGTAATCCTGTTCCAAAGTATAAGTTAGATTTTTCAGCAGCAATAGCATCGTTATCAGCAAGACCATTAGCTACGAACAATTTAACGCCATCAAAAGATAGTGCGCCGTTGTTCCACCATTGAGTACCTTGAGCGTTAACCCCGTTTGCACCAAGTCCGGCTGCTCCGAATCCACCTAAAGCTCTTACATAAGCTCTTGCGATATTTTGAGATACATAAATGTATAAATCTTCACTTCCATAAAGAGTAGAAGGAATGGCGTCAACGATTTTACCTAATTCAGTAATTACGTTAGCAGCAGTTACAGTAGTACCTGCAATTTCGTTTGCAACAGGCAAAGCGGCATCTGCCCCTAATAGTGTAGCTATTCCATTAAACTCTCCGGCATTAGCAGTTACTCCACTCCAAATGTTTTGCTCAGTTTTTTCTGCAACTTTAGCCACAACGTGAGCCAATAAGAAATCAGCAAATTTTGGTGGTAATTGGTCGAATGCAGAGAATCCTTGTTGAGCAGCTTCCCAATCTGAATGGAAATCTGATTTACAAAGCTCTAAGTTTACTTGAAACTCTTCCGGTTGCAAAATTCTCTCAGTAAGAGTAAGCGTTCCGGCATCTGTAAAGTCACAAGAAGCGTTTCCGATAATTCCACTTGTAGAAACTTTCTTTACTACTTCTTTATATTTTACATTAGGCTTAACAGTGATACCACCGTTATCGATAGTGGCTCCTGATAATAGGGCAGCGGAAATGTACTCCTGTGCAAATTCCCCTGCATATGTAGTAGTTATACTAGGTGTTGGCATTTTCTAAAATTTATTTGTTAAAAAGTTTATTGAATACTTTGTCATACGTTGTATGAGCTCTATTTTGCGAAATTTGTCTCATTTTTACATCGGTTTTCGCTTCCGGATTGTGTTTGATAGGTTTAGATGCGGGAGTCTCAGAAAGCTCTTGTTTTACTTCCTCTTCCACCTTCTCTTTAGCTAGTTTTTCCTCTTCTTTTTCTTTCATCTTTCCTAGCTCATCCTTAACATATCCCAACTCTTCTTTCATTTCCTCAATCATAGGACTTACTGCCTGTACAACTGCGTCAACAATTTGAGTCATTTCGTCTTTGTCCTCTTCGAGATTCTCTTCTACAACCTCTTCAGATAACTCTTCCGCTTCCGGCTCATCTTCTTTAGCTTCCTCTTCGGGAGCTTCCTCAGATTTTTTGCTACCGGTTGCGACTTCATCGTTTGACAAATCTTCTTTCATCTCAGCTTCCTCTTCTTTAGCTTCGCCCATAGATGCGATTACCCCTTCCTCTTCGACTATTAGTGATTTACCATCTTCGAGTGTATACTCTCCAATAGGCATAGGCACTTTTTCATCTTCGGTTACGATAAATACGCTCTCTCCGGATGCAAAACTGTCAGCTTCAATGATTGTTCCATTTTCTAACTTCATTTCTTCTAGCTCTACTTTAGCTTGTAGCAACGTCGTTATTTTGGATAACATTTCGCTTGGTTTCATAAATTATTATTTTTTTTTACGTTAATAAAAGCACATATTCCGTTCTCTTCTAGGTAATAACCGTATGGAAGATACCGTAAATTGTACTCTTTATGAGTAATCTTATTAATATAACGGCTCTTTATTTTTTTTTGCATTTTTATGCGTTACATTCTTCGCAAGTATCGAATGCGTCTCCTACAGAAACTATATGAACGCCCTCTTGTTGTTGCTCTTTTACAACTGTATGGCATCCTGTATCAGCGTTTTCTATTACCATATTGTAGGTTTTTCCGACCTCTAAAGTACCGTGATAGTGAACATTATGGTGGTGTCCGCTTTCGCAATCTACTACATAGTAACCCTTCCAAGGCGTAGTGAATAACTCTCCATAAAGCATACCAATACCTTGAGCGTGTATAGAACCATCGCAACAATCTCTAGAATACGTTTCGGTTTCCCAACAAAGACAAGCTCTCTTAGAGTGTCTGGGACTTGTTCTACTTGGTATCTTACTCATTTGAAAGTTTTCATTTTTTCTATTGCCCAATTAATACCGGTAGTACCTCCCCAAGCATCCCACATAATACCTCCGCATCCTTCATCGTATGGCACTTTACTATTTTGCTTGTGTCTATTAAAAGAAGCCATTCTTGCTATTGTGTCACGGCTTATCTTTTCTTTATTTGCTAATTGTCTAGCACGTGTCCAACCTACTTTAGTACCGCACTTTACATTATTCTCTTCCTTATATTTTATTGCCCTTTTAGCATTGTTACTAGCAGCGTCTGGATAATCGTTGAAGCTTTCTAATTGGTAGATAATCATATCTTTTTTTATAGATAGTAATTTCATACCGGCTTCTATTTCGGCACTTAAATCTTCCTCCACCGGTTCTTTAGGTCTCTCAGCCTTATCTGCAAAATATCCTTCAATAGAG